TGCAAAGAATTACTGACCACATTGACCAACGCTTTAACAGGCTTGAAGCAAAAATTGACCAGCTTATTGCGGGGAAATAATGCCGAGCACAAGTAAAAAGCAACACAATTTCATGGAGGCCGTGGCCCACAATGCCGCGTTCGCCAAGAAAGCCGGAGTCCCGCAGTCTGTGGGAAAACATTTCGCAACTGCCGATAAAGGCAAAAAATTCGCAAAAGGAGGCCTTATGGCTACGAAGAAAATGGGTATGGGTGGTGACACCACTGGTATGGGTGCTAACAAACAAAAAGCCGGAATGACCATGGAGAAGATGGGTAAAGTTCGTACCGCTGCTCCTAGCCGTGACGGTCTTGCTGAACGCGGCAGAACCAAAGGTATGTTGCCCAAGATGGCTGGTAACAGCATCGGCACAGGTCCCGCTATGAAGCGCGGCGGAATGGCTAGAAAAAAGTAAGGAGCCCATATGGGACGCACTAAACGATATGAAGTAGGTGGAGATGTAGAAAGTGACTATGGCCCATCTACAGGCCGTGGTGCAGCTGGAACTTTTGAAACAACGACAGCTCCAAAACCTAAAGTAGTAACCAAAGAAGAACTAGAAAAATCTGGTTTAAGTTTGCGTGACTACATGAATAAACAACAAGGTTTAACTCGTAGAGGCGAATCTTCTACAACTTCAATGCCAAAAGCAGAAGAGTCAGCTCCTGTTGTAACTTCCAAGGCTCCAAATACTTTAACTGCAGAAGAATACAAAGCCGCACTTTCTCCTGCTAAAAGTAAAGAAACATACAGAAGTCTGTCTGGTGAAATTAAAACTAAAAAAAGTGAAGCAGATCGTGATGCTGAAAACGCCGCAAAACGTGAAAAAGTATCTGAAACTTTTAGCAACATAGGTTCTTCTATTCGTGATCTTGGCAAAAAAGCTATAGAAAACTATAAGTCTACAGTGCCAAGATATAACAAAGAAAAGAAGATGTCTTCTGGTGGAAAAGTATCTTCCGCATCACGCCGTGGTGACGGTATTGCAAGCAAAGGCCACACCCGTGGTCGTTATCTTTAGGAGTCCAAAATGGAACGCAAAAACCCAATGATGAATGAAATGTCTTTTCCTAAACATGAGATGCACCATGATGCTGTAAAAAAACATGGCGCTGGTCACAAACATCACAGCGAAGATTTCATGAAACATAGTGCTGGTCAACAGTACGAACAAGAAAAAGTTCGTGCTATGTGTGGTGGTGGTAAGGCTTAAAACATGATGCCAAGTCGTGGTATGGGGGCCGTGCGCCCCTCTAAGATGCCAAAAGCCAAGACGATTGTCCGCAAGGATGATCCGAATGATGTTGAGCTTTACGCTGAAGGCGGAGAAGTATGGGATAAACCAAGGCCTAAAAACCTTGGTGCTCCCAAGAAACTATCGTCAGCCAAGAAGTCAAAAGCCAAAGCTGCAGCCAAAGCTGCTGGTAGACCATACCCAAATTTAATAGACAACATGAGAGCAGCGAGGAAATAACATGGCTGAAAAATGGATTCAAAAAGCTATCTCTAAGCCTGGTGCCCTGCGTAAAGAACTGGGTGCGAAATCCGGTAAGCCCATTCCGGCCAAGAAGCTGGCAGCAGCAGCTAAAAAACCCGGCAAGCTGGGTCAAAGAGCTCGTTTAGCAGAAACTCTTAAAAAAATAAACAAGTAACATGGCCTACACCACCGGCACCAATCTATTTAACATGGACTTCTCGGAGCTTGCCGAGGAGGCATGGGAGCGCGCCGGCCGTGAAATGAGAAGTGGATACGACTTGCGTACAGCTCGTCGGTCCATGAATCTAATGACCATTGAGTGGTCCAATCGTGGTTTAAATATGTGGACGATCGAGCAAGGGACTATCACCTTGACTCCAGGATTGAATACTTATGCTTTGCCATTGGATACTATTGATCTGTTGGACCATGTAATTCGCACTGGCGCCAATGTGTCGGCCACTCAGGCTGACCTGAGCATTACCCGCATTAGTGTTTCTACATACGCTACGATCCCAAACAAACTAGTCCAAGGCCGTCCAATCCAAGTGTGGATTCAAAGGCTTTCTGGCGAAACAAACCCAGCGTTTGCCACTTTGTCTGCAGACATTAGTGCAACAGACACCTCAATTACTGTTAGTTCTGTAGCAAACCTAGCCGCTGCTGGCTTTGTACGAATTGGCACCGAAGACATTTACTATGGTTTTATAACAGGCAACACCTTGGGTGGCGTGTTTAGAGGTCAGAACAACACAACAGCTGCAAGCCATGTGGCTACAACTGCAATCTACGTTCCGCAGCTGCCAGCATTTACTGTGTGGCCAACTCCAGATTCAAGCCAGACATATCAGTTTGTCTACTATCGTATGCGCCGCATCCAAGACGCTGGCAATGGCGCGCAAAACCAGGACATGAACTTCCGCTTCTTGCCATGTGTAGCGGCAGGACTGGCGTACTACATTGCTATGAAGCAACCAGAATTTATGGATAGGCTGCCAATGCTCAAAGCAGCCTACGACGAACAATTTAACTTGTCAGCTGGAGAAGACCATGAAAAGGCCACGATGAGGCTTGTGCCTCGTCAGTCCTTTATTGGAGGAGGGGCTATTTAATGGCCACCCCGTATGCTTCTGGCAAATACTCGATTGCCGAGTGTGACCGATGCGGCCAGCGGTATAAGCTCAAGCAGCTAAAAGTTGAAATCATCAAGACGAAGCTGTACCAGTTAAAAGTCTGTGAGGCTTGCTGGGACCCTGATCAACCTCAGCTGCAGCTTGGCATGTATCCAGTCTACGATCCGCAGGCTGTTTATCAACCAAGGCCAGACACAAGCTACCAAATCTCTGGTTTGCTTGCCGATGGATACACGGGCGGTGGTAGTAGGGTGTTTCAGTGGGGCTGGAACCCAGTGGGCGGGGCAAGTAGTTTTGATGCAGCATTAACGCCAAATAACTTGGCTTTAGTCGTGCAACTTGGTACAGTTACGATAGCAACAACTTAGGAGTTGAAAATGGCAAAGAGCGACAGCAAAGAAGACATGAAAATGGACATGGCTCAAGACAAGGCAATGATTAAAAAAGCCTTTAAACAGCACGACAAACAAGAACATCCTGGTAAGCACACCAAACTGAAGCTCAAAAAGGGCGGCATGGTTGGCGGCAAGACCAATGAAGGTATGAAGATGATTGGTCGTAATCTAGAAAAAGCCAAAGCAAGCGGCAAAGCATATTAAACGGAGGCTACATGGCTAACGAAATCAAACCAACAAAGAAGAATAGCCCCGCTATTCACCGTGGCGCTAACCGCGACAACTTGCCAGGCGCTGACTACGCTGTTCCCCACACCATGGGCGGCAAAGAGCTGCAGCAAGAAGACATTGGCTTTTCTTTAGAGATGCCCCGTCGCAAAAACTGGACGCCTTTGAATGGTCAAGTTTCCATCGGCAACAATGACAGAGTTCAAACCGAAGGCATCACCATGCGCGGTCACGGAGCTGCTATCAAAGGCATTAAGTCTAGAGGCCCAATGGCATGACATACAACGAGCTTGTTACAGCCATCTCCGACTATACGGAGAATACGTTCGCTACTGTCGATATGAATCGCTTTATTGAGCAGGCTGAACAACGCATTTTTAACACCATCCAGTTCCCGTCGTTGCGTAAAAACTCAACTGGAACAATTACCGCTACTAACAAGTACTTGTCTGCGCCAAATGATTTTTTGGCCGTGTATTCGATGGCGGTGATTGACTCTGCTGGTGTTTACTATTACTTGCTAAACAAAGACGTCAACTTTATTCGCGAGGCGTATCCAGACCCAACAGTGTCAGGACAGCCTAAGTTCTATGCTTTGTTTGGCCCGACTGTATCTTCCAATACGATTAGTAATGAGCTGTCGTTCATACTTGGTCCAACTCCAGACTTGTCTTACACGGCCGAGTTGCACTATTACTACTACCCAGAGTCAATCACAACAACCTCATCTGGTCAGTCTTGGTTGGGCGACAACTACGATAGTGTTCTGTTATACGGATCACTAGTTGAGGCATACACTTTCATGAAGGGTGAGACTGACATGATTACTTTGTATATCACGCGATACAAAGAAGCACTTGCAGAAGCCAAGCGTTTGGGCGATGGTCTGGAGCGTCAAGACGCCTACAGGTCTGGTCAATACAGACAGGCGGTGACCTAATGGCTTTCACGGGTAATTTTGCGTGCAACGTCTTCAAGACGGGGTTAATGAACGGGACGTTCAACTTTGCGAGTGGAACATTCAAGATCGCCCTATACACAAACGCAGCTACCTTAGACGCAACTACAACGGCCTACACTGCCATTGGAGAAACGTCGGGGGGAAGCTACTCTGCTGGTGGACAAAATTTGGTGATTGCCCAGACCCCCACTGTGGGATCAAATGGCGGTAACACTGCATATATTTCGTTTAACAACGCAGCATGGACTGGCGCCATCACCGCAAGAGGCGCGTTAATCTATTTAAGCGGGTCAGGAAACCCAGCGGTTTGTGTTTTAGATTTTGGTAATGACAAGACCAGCTCTAGCACGTTCACCGTACAATTCCCTCCTATAAACAATACCTCAGCAATCATAAGGATCGCGTAAATGGCACTTGTTACAACAATCTACGGCGATATGGACGATTCTCTTTTAGAAAAGAAAGAGGGCGTTTTTGAAGACGACAACGAATACACCACCTGGGTTGAGTATTGGAAAGACGCTGAGTTAGTCCATCGTTCCGCTCATGTAATCTTGAAACGCGCACTGCCTATCGGTGGTGAATTAACCAATTTTGTATAAGGAGCCATCATGGCAAATACCGCTTCCCTTTGCACATCTTTCTTGAGTGAGATCCTCACTGCAACCCACAACTTTGGCGTCTCTCCTGTTCGTGCAGGTACAACCGCAGACACTTTCAAGGCCGCGCTGTATTTGACTACGGGCGCTATTGATGCTTCTACCACTGCCTATACATCTTCTGGTGAAGTCTCTGGTACAAACTACACCGCTGGCGGCGTAACAGTAACTAACGCTACTGCTCCTTTGTCCACCAACAGCTCTGCTACAGCTGGCGTGGCTTACTGGACGCCCTCTGCGAGTATCAGTTATACCAACGTGACTTTGAGCACGGCATTTAACGCAGCTCTTATTTACAACTCTACCCAGTCTAATAAGGCGGTTGGTGTTTATACGTTTGGTTCACAGACCATTACGGCCGGCACGTTTGCTTTAACGATGCCATCAAACACAACTACTACCGCTCTATTGCGTATCTCTACAACCTAATAAGGGGGCGGCACTAGCCGCATAGACCATGTTTGGTATAGCCCCTTATGCTGGTACGCCGTTTACCTCACTCTCTGGGGTAACGGTTGCGGTCGCCTTAACAGGTAACGCAGCATCAGGCGCAGTAGGTACAGTTGGCGCAAGTAATAGCCCAACCCTAACGGGCGACTTGGCTTCTGGCTTTGTAGGAACGCTAACCCCAACCAACTCATATGCCGAGAGCGGAGATGCTGCATCCGGCTTCGTAGGTGCAGTCACGCCGACTATCTCGGTGGCCCTAACTGGGCTGGCAGCATCCGGATTTGGTGGTACTTTAACCACTAGTCAAACAATAGGATTAACTGGTGATGCAGCGTCTGGAGCTGTTGGCACCGTAACCCCAACGATTTCTGTTGCTCTAACGGGTAACTTTGCGTCTGGATTTGGTGGTACTTTAACCACTAGCGCGTCTCAAGCCCTATCGGGTAGGGCGGCTTCTGGCTTTGTTGGGACAGTAACTCCTAGCGATTCACCAGTAGAGACGGGAGATGTAGCATCTGGTTTTGTAGGTTCTGTTGCGCCTACGATTACGGTCGCTTTGACTGGCGTCAGTGCATCCGGCTTTGTTGGCGCGCTAACCCCTAGTGACTCGCCTGTTGAAACAGGAGATGTGGCATCAGGATTTGTTGGAACAGCGGTACCCACCATATCGGTGGCGATTGCTGGTAATGCAGCATCAGGCGCTGTTGGAACAATAACACCTAGCCTCAATTTCGCATTGACTGGTGATGTGGCGTCTGGGTTTGTAGGAACAATCTATCCTGGAAAAGCCGCCCCGTTAACAGGATTGAGTGCAGCTGGAGCACAAGGAACTGTAGGGTTTACTAAATCAGTAGCTTTGACTGGCCTGTCCGCTCAAGCAGCTCAAGGCACTGTAGGTAAGTTTTACTGGACAACAATCATAGACAGCGAAGACGCTAACTGGCAAAATATAAATGATTCCCAGACTGCAAATTGGGCGGTTATAAACAACCCTGAGACTGCAAATTGGCAAGTCATCAATACGGTATAAGGAACAAAAATGGCACTTGTAATTGCAGACAGAGTAAAGGAAACCACCACGACAACTGGTACGGGAACGGTGACTTTGCTTGGTGCTTCTACAGGCTACCAGTCTTTTGCAGCCGTTGGCAATGGAAACACCACTTACTACACAATTGCCGGCCAGACATCTTCTGAATGGGAAGTAGGTATTGGTACTTACACCTCATCAGGGACAACCCTAGCCCGCACGACAGTCCTATCGTCTAGCAACTCAGGTTCATTGGTCAACTTCTCGGCTGGAACAAAAGACGTATTTGTTACCTATCCAGCAGAGAAGTCAATAAACCAAGACGCTAGTGGTAATGTTACCAACGCGGGAAACATCACTGGAACAAACATGATTGCCAGCAATGGTCTTTATGTAAACAGTCAAACAGTAAGTGCAAGTTACACCATAGCCGCAGGTTACTCAGCCATGTCAGCGGGGCCGATCACCGTTGCAAGCGGGCAGTCAGTTACTTTAGGTTCCGGCGCTCGTTGGGTTGTGCTTTAAAGAAAAGGGCTATAAAATGAAAGAATATAGGAGCGCACTGTGACTACAGCATATACCTCACTGCTAGGATTTGCATTACCCGTTACTGGTGAGCTGTCGGGTACATGGGGCGACACAGTCAATAACGCTATTACGCAGCTGGTCGAGGACTCAGTTGCCAACTATGCGACTCAAAGTGTTACATCGGCTGATTGGACACTAAGCACAACAGGATCAGGCGCAAGCAATCAGGCTCGTATGGCCATGCTCATCCCGACGGGAAGTCCTGGGGTTAGTAGGAACATAGTAGCGCCAGCGTCAAGTAAGGCTTACATAGTTATCAACCAGTCAAACGCCCAAGTCATACTGAAGGCGTCGGCCACCACAGGGACGGTTATC